ATCATGTCTGATTTAACCTATTTACTAACAGACATGATCGCATATTATTCTGACCCTATGTACTCAGTAATGGGTAACGTTCGTTCAGAGTCTATCGATTCGCATAGTTACTCTCGTTCATCTACTGGATCCACACCAGATAATGCATCACCAGAAGGTCAAGCATCATCTAAACGCATTATCGAAAAGTATGCTGGTCCTGGAGCCTTTAGAAAGATAGTACAATGAGACTGATCGATACCGTAAAACTAGCTACAACAACAGTTGATGGTTACGGTGATAAAACAGTAACCGTGCTCACCGAAGTTAATTCTCTATTTGTACAGAAATCTTCAGTAACACACGGTACGAATGCTGACGGTATCACATCTGACGCTACAGTATACCTAGACCCAACTAATGTAATAGTTTTAACTAACGCATTTAGACTCGAGGGTATGTATATTATAGCTCAACCATTTGGTCAAGTTACTCAAGAATCCTGGTATCGTATTACACACGTTACCGTAGGACAACGCAAACTACTTAACAACGCAGTCGATAATATTCACTGTAGTCTTGAGAAAGTTGCAGGTTTAGCATATGTTTATATCAGCTAAGGCATTCTTTGATGATCATACGCAGGATAATATAAGATTACTTATACGTGCAGATACTGAGTTCGGACCCGAATGGCTAATCGCGTTTAGAAAAAAGGTTATTAATCTAACACCTATGAAAACTGGTGCTCTTCGCAGAAGTCTTATAACTAGACCAATACCCCATGGCGCTGAAGTAAGTTGGAGAATGCCATACGCATCAGTCCAGAATGACGGTAGACATACCGTATGGAATAATGTTATAACTAAAGATCAGTATAACGGCGGTTTTGGCTTAATACCGGGTGGAAGAACATATTTCAGATATAAGTATACTACTCCAGGAACTGGCCCAAATTTCGCTGAAAAAGCGGCTAAACTAGTACACCAAAATGACGTTCCAGCAATATGGAGAAAAATAGGATTAACTAAATGATGGATATACAAACAGTCGGAGAAGCATTTGTAGATTTTCTACAAGATAAAGGTATCGGTACATTTGGTACAGATTTATTCTTGGGAGAATTACCACAGAATGCCCCAAATAATTCATGGTTAGTAGTTGTAGGTGGCGGTAACCCAGAAAAGGTTACAATAGATGGATCGATGATTAAACTTTATACGTTTAACATTTATCATCGCTCGCTGGCAGGTAAGGAAATTGAACGAGAACTTTTCAGTCTCGAAGAGGATTTAAATCGTGCAAGTTGTGTTCAACTAGATGGATTCGAAACAATCTATTCTAGAGCAACAAATTTTGCACAAGATACAGATCTCGAAAATGAAAATAGACGTATTGGGCTTTTACAAGCACAAGTACGACTGTTCAAACAAAACACACAAATAAGTTAAAAGGAGAAACTCAAATGAGTTTAGTAAAAGGACCATTCAAATTTAAATGGGGTGCAAATACTCTTAACAACATTAGCGAAATTTCTTTCGATTATGCTGTTGATACAAATGACACAACAACACTTGATGGTAACAAATTCATCATTCAGACAGGTATGAGCGCAACAGCGACTCTAACTCTTCTATATAATGATATTGCATCTTTGGCAACTGTATTACCACAATATTACAAAGCAATGGGAGCAGTACTATCAACCGGTGAAACAATCACCCAGACACAAGGTGCTATTGACGTTACAGCAGCTTCATGCGAAACAAGTGATGTCTATAATCAATTAGATATTTACTCTTGTGAAACAAATGCACAAGTACTACGTTTAGTACATTGTCGTACACAAATCGATTCTATTGATATTGCAGATGGTCTACGTACCGTTGCAGTTCAGTTTATCGGTGAACCAATAAGCGGACAAGCAGTTGTTCAGTTCTTACAAGATAACGAAACTTTCGTAAGCTAATAATATAATAAAACCCAAGGAGTTTACATTATGGCAAAATATGATTTAACAAATAGTCTAGAGGCAACTTTTACATTCGCAATTGGAGACAAAGAATTTTCTTTTCGTAAACCAACCGTTCGTGAAATGCGTGCTTTAGCAAAAAACTTCTCTAGTATTAGTACAGAGGAAGATGCAAATAAACAAGCAGAATCAAGTGATGCAGCGATGGCTGAATTGTATAAATTCATTGTCCCAGTTGGTCATGATTCTGATATTGCAACGTTAATGGACGAACAACCAGTAGGTGTCCAAATTGCGTTCAATGAAATGATCAAAAAAGAACTCGGTTCTAATTAATAATGAAACAAGAGAGTTCTGAAGATGCAGTTGCACGAGTCAGAGCTATATTCGGTACTAATATAGATGTAAAACCTATATCTGAACCAATTGACCATACCTCAGATGCAGAAATAACAGACCTTTTGACTAGGGTTTGTTACTTCTACCCTCAATATAACCTTATAGAGGCAGATAAATTGACAGATTCTCAAGTAACAGCCCTATTATTACAAGCAGAGAAGCAACGAGCGATAGGGTTTTATAACCTTACGCTCATCGCTGCTGCACCTAATTCTAAAAAAGGTCAATTAGTGAGTAAACTTATTAAACAATATAAACAGATAGCTGAAATGTAATGCAAGATAACGTACTAAACTATTTAATAAAAGTTCTTGGAGCAGATGCTGGAGCAGCTGAGTTTGCTAAAGTACAAAAAGCTGGTCAATCAGCTATGTCTTCGGTGAATAAGTTAGCCACAGCTAGTAACAATGGTGCAAAATCAGCTTATCAATTAGCCGATGCTCACAATAAGACAGCAACAGCTACTCAAACTGCAGATAAAGCACAAGAGAACTACATGTTTCATATTGCAAAGACGACCGTTTTATCTGCCTTAGTAAACAAAACTTTTATGATGCTAGTTGAATCAATGGGCAAAGCCGTTCAGCAAGCCGATCTTATTTCAAATTTTCCAGCAACAATGGGGGCGCTTGGCCTTTCAGTTAATGATGCAACCGATGGTTTTGCTAAATTAAAGACCTACATTCAAGGTGTGGGTGGTGATTTAACGAAAGCAGCCAGCACTGTGACACGTTTTGTTGGTGTTAATAAAAATGTTCAAGCATCTATAGCAATATTTGCCGGTCTTAATAATGCATTGATAGCTGGTGGCGCAAGTGCAGATGTACAAGCACAAGCTCTAGAACAGATCAATCAGGCATATTCTCGTGGTCGACCACAGTTAATTGAGTGGAAATCTATTATGGTTGCTATGGCACAACCTATGGGGCTAGTAGCTGAGAAAATGGGTCTAGTTAACGCAGGCGCACTTGGTACTGCATTGACTAACGGTGAGGTATCAATGAATAAATTTATGACTACCATGGCAGAGATGGGCACAGGCACCGGTCAAATTGCAAACCAAGTAGCTATTAAGATGAAAGGTATTGAATTTGCAGCAACCGTAATGCAGAATACATTGACTAATGGTTTGACTAACATCTATCTAGCTATTGGTCGTCAAAATATTGTTGCATTTTTTAGTTTTGTAACTCAAGTGATACAGGTACTCACTCAATGGGTAGTTGTTCTTATAAACTGGGTTTTGTCACTATTGAATCTTCTAAGTAAATTATTTGGTGGTTCTGGCGTTAAGCAACTGTCTAAAGATGCTGGAGATGTTAATAATAATCTTGATGCCAGTGCTAGTTCGGCTGGTGATTTAGGTGACAGTTTAGCCGATGCAGATAAATCAGCTAAATCATTAAATAAATCGCTCGCGTCATTTGATAAAATGAATGTGTTAGCAGACAAAACATCTAGTGGATCTAAAAAATCGGACAATGGTGCTAGTGGAGCTGGTGGTCTAGATCCAACCGATGCTAGTTCACTACTCGATGTTTTTAATAACCTAGGTGGTAAACTGCAAGAAATTAGTGGTTGGGCTAAAATATTTGCCGGCATTCTTACTGCTCTGGCGCTAAACGGATTGATGAAAAAAATATTTGGAGTTGACATGATTGACACATTCATGAGAGGTGTTGGTTCTGCAATGGATTATCTAAAAGCCATACCAGGACGTATCATA